TGCTGCGGTATTATCGGTGCCAGTAAACGCCGAGCCGGTATCAACACCATCTCCGACAACACCGTAATCCAGGACATTGGTTACATCCGATGACCTGGCTTGCAGCGAGCGCAACGCTGAGCCGCCAGTAGCAATGTAGTTAAGCGGTCCGGTCAGCGTGCCGCCGGAGAGCGGCAGGAACGGCCCGCTTGCCGTACTGCTCTGTAGAGCCTCGATCTCCGCCTTGGCGTGGGCGAAGTTCTGCCGCACATCGGGCGTGAAGGCGTTTCCCGTCGTGGGCTTGGTCGGATCGATCGCGCTGGGCATGCTTGCTTACGCGGATCTCTCGCCATAAGGCGTCGGTATCGGCATCGAACCGGGTATCTCCACCGTCTCCGTATCGCCATTATCGGAGATCAGATCGACCACAGCGCCCACGAGATTGAAGATCGGATAGGTGCGATCGATCTGGTGACGCAGCCGAACTTCCATATCGACGCGGTTGATCCATTGCTGATTGACCAGCTCCGGCATGCGCGTGAAGTCGTCGTTCGACAGGAACTTGATGCCGAGCGGTATCATCGGTTCCCAGTTCTGCGGCACGAACAGCCCATCCCGCACCTGTGCCGCAACATCGTCCGCCAGCGGGCCGTAGAAGCTCATCAGCACCGTGACCGTGCTGTGTCGCGTCATCACGTCCACACCGGCCTCTGTATGCCCTGGGAGCGTCGTGCGGCCGTCATGGCGAATGGAGGGATACATATCCGCCTCGGTGCGGATGACGCCGATCGAGGCCCAGTTGGTGTCTGCTGGGGGCTGCGTCGGCGGCGTCGGTTGCCAGCGCGGCCGCACCAGCGATCCCGGCAGGCCGCTCAACGCCGCCACCATCTGCTGAAAGCCTGCCTCGATGGCAACGGCCGCGGGCGGCGCCGGCGGTGATGGGACGAGATAGCCGCCGGTCGCGCTCGTGTTGGAATTGGCGCCGCTCACCAGATGCGGCCCGAACCGAACAGCAGCAGCAGCGCCAGCAGAACGACGAGCAAGCCGATGCCACTATAGGCATTCGGGCCATAATAGCCGCCACGATACCCGTAGTAGCCGCCGCCCAGGCCGCCGAACAGGATCAGGATCACCAGGATGATCAGGATCAGGCTCATCGAACGCCGGGCCCCTGGATGGCAAAGCCGAACACTGCCCAGCCGAGCAACGCGAGCAGCACGAACACCCAGATGCCGTTGAACCTCGGCCAGTTAGAATTGTTCGCATACGGCCCCCAATAGCCGACGAGGTAGAACACCACGGCCAGCAGCATGAGCAACCAGAAGATGAACCCGAGCGGCATGGCATGTCCCCTAGTCGAAGTCTTTTGTCTGCCTGACCATCAGCGTCGCGATCCCCACGACCGTGATGACAACGATGGCAAAGATCCCGATGCCAACGAGGGTCCAGAACACGGCTGCCTATCCACGACCAGCTCCAGCCCTGATCCAAAATATGAGCTCTTCTTTTTTGGCGCTCGCCATAGCGCGGTGATGCGTGTTCAGGTTGGCACCATCTATGAAGCGCGTGATGTGATTGCGTAGTTCAGTGATCGGATCGGCGGTATCGATGCGCGGTCGGCCATCACCATGAGCATCGGAGAAGGCAACTTGCTCATCGAGACTGACCGCTTCGGTTGATTGCGGGCGTTCGTCGCTCATGGCGGTCCCATCCTTCCAGTGAGGCTCTTAAGGGTCATGACGCCCTCATACTGGCTGCCGAAATTGCCGAACCGCGCGATCGAAATGACCGTGTAGGTCTTACCGCCCCACAGCACGGTATCGGCGACCGTGGTATCGGTAGCGATCGCCAGCGGGAACGTCGTCAATATCTCCATCGCACCCTCGGCGCGCGCCAAGTCCGGCATCAGCGCCAACTCCTCGCCCGTCAGCGATTGAATGGACGCGATGATGTCGATCTGCTGCTCGGTCATCACCACGAGGCCGTCATCGCCGACAGACTCCACAAGGCGAATGACGGTGACTGGATCGCAGAAATCCGGGTCGAGCAGCAGCGCGGATACGTCGATCAGTGCCATCAGCCTGTCCTCACGACGTAGGTAATCGCCGCACGAAGTTGCCCGGTATCGATCAGCGGATGGATATTGGCGCTGCCGTCCACGATGGTTTCAGCCCACGTGGTCAGAGCGATGCCTTTGGCCTTGAGCTGCTTGATCTTCCGTCTGCCAGCCGCCGTCCTGCGCAGCCGTGCACGGATCGTCGCGGGACGCAGCGGCACGAACGCCGGATCGGGATCGGTGATCTCGTTGACGACGCTATTGCGCGCCAGCATCCCGACAGAGTTCAGTGTCTGGCTGACGCTCTTGCCCGAGCCGTTGAGCGCGTCGATCGCGCCCTGCTTCAGCATGGCGATCGCCTGCGGCCTGATCTTCCTGACCCCAGGGAACAGGAACGGCCGGGCTGGGATGTTGCTGGCAGGACTGCCGAATTCGTGGATGTAGGCGAGCGAGGCGTTGGTGATCTGCCCGTCTTTGCGCGCGCCTTTCGCTTCCGGAACTCCGACCAATACGTCGCTCGTGGTCAACTCGGCCACGCGGGCCAGCAGACCACCGACGTTGTCGATGGTTTTCCTAATCCCGGCAAAATCAGCCATCGGTTTTAGCTGGTCACCGATTGCAACTCAGTGACACTCAGCGCCTGCGGCCAATAACTCAATCGTTGCAGGTAGAACGAACTCACCGTGTTCGTCACCGCCCTGCCAAGTTTTAATGTCGTGACGGATGGCGCGTTGGCGACATTGACGCCAGCGGTCTGAGCGCCGCCGTTCAGCGTCCCCCTTTTCTGTCCCGACGAACTGGTGACGCCCGCCTTGAAGGGCGCACCGGCTGTGATCTGCCCGCCACCAGCGTTGCTGACCGTCAGAGTTGCGGCGACAGCTTCAATGATTGTCAAAGCGCCGGTCGCGGAGGCTGATAGGGAAAGACGATTGGCGGTGGTTCCATCGTCAAGCTGCGCGAACACGGGTGCCTGCCCGAACGCAGGTAGCAGCGCCTGCACGACAAAGGCATAGGCCACACTGGCAGCCCACGGCATGGTGGCACTGTCGACGGCGCGGGTGGCGGCGGCGCCCGTTGTCGGAATGTAGCTGGTGGGAATGGCCCCAGCCTCCAGTTGCGCGTTCGTCACCGTGCCACTGATCGTCAGAGTAAGGCTGCCAGCGGTCGGGGTGAAGGTTGTAGATACGCGCGTGCTGGCACCGGTCCCAGCAGTAACGCCACTGCTCGTGCCGCTCAGCGTCACCGTCCCCGTTCCGTAGAATGACAGCGTATAGGCTACCGCACTGACGGTGACCGACTGGGTGACCAGCGTCGCGCTGTTCAGCAGCAGGTTGGTCCGCGCCTCCTCGACCAGCAATCCTTTCAACACGTGCGTCACCGGGTCATAATCCCATCGCGGCGCATTGGTAGCGGCTGTTTGCAGCGTGCCCGTCACGTCAAAATAGGTCGCTGTGCTGGCGCGGGCGAAGGTGATGCGCGCATCCAGCGACCCAGGCGTCATGAACGACAGATCAAGCGTCGGCGGCGATGGAGGGGTGTAAGCCGCCGTCATCAGCAGTGAGCGAGCGGTCACGCCATCGATTTCCCCAGCAGCATGCCCCGCCACGTCGTGCCGCCGTCCAGCGTGTAGAACCCCAGCACGTCCACACCGGACGCACTGAGCGCAGGCGCAACGCCGGCAGGCCAGCGCACCCCGGCCCACCATGTGATGGTGAACGCGCCGCCGTTGGTCAGTTCCAGCACGAAGGACGGCACGTTTCCAGCAGTGGGCACGTTGCTGACGGTGAACGTCGTGTTGGCAGTGATCGTCTTGGTGAAGAATGCGCCAGCGTTGCAATCGATATTGTTGGCGGCGAGCGCGGCGCTTTCCTCCTGCATCCTGGTGGCCTGCGCCACACCAGCATTATTGATGCTGAACTGTTCGCTGGCGCCCACCATGTAGCGCAACCGCGCGGTGCCGGTCGACGTATATTGCAGATAGGAACCGGGCGGACTGTTCAGCGCGGCTCCGCCGTTGAAGTCGATGATCTGGTCATGCAACATCCGAACCGACGCGAACGGCGATCCGTAGCTCGGTGGAGGAATGGCGCCGCGCGTATCGAGCGCCTGGAATACCTGTGTCCCTTGAGCAAAGCCAATAACGCTCTTCCACGTAGCGTGCGTAGGTTCATTGCAGGAGAACCAGAGACCGTGACTGGCCTCGACATCGACGGTGGTGGCTTGCCGCGTCAGAACGAACTGCAATCCAAAGCGTAGCCCAAGACCACCGAACACAGAGCCATTGGTCCCATCATCCGCACCAGACGTGCGAATGTCGATTTCGCCGGCAAGCACCGCGCCTGGAGACACCGAGGACGCATTACCACTCTGGTCTATGGCGTTAAAAATTCCGCCCCAGATCGGCACGGTGCTATTGGCCAGTCGAATGCCCTGAAAGTCGCCACCCACAGCGGCGCCACCGGAGGTATTGGCTGCTGCTGTTGCGGCACTGAGCAGCGCCCATTCCTGGTTGGTCACAGCGGTATTTATCGAGGTGCTGACGCGGAGCGCAGTGGCAATAGCCCCTCCCGCACCGCCGGTATGTGTCGTGGTTCTGAGCACGTTCACCGTCGCGAAGTCTGTATCGGCAGTGGCGCCGCTCTTGTAGATAATGAATCGCGTTGGAAACCCGAGCGACGAGAAACCGCTGCCGCTATAATTCTGAAAGACCGGGATCTGTCCGATACCGGTGCCGAAACCCGTGCCTGACCACGCGCCCGCATCGCTGACTGACCAGACCTCGTTGGCACCCGCCATGTAGCGAAGGCGCGCGGTGCCGGTCGTGGTATACTGGAGATAGTTACCGGCCGCGCTGTTGAGTGCCGGACCGCCATTAAAATCGACGATCTGGTCGTGGAGCATGCGCACGGCGGCCATCGGGCTGGCGTAGCCGGTCGGAATGATCGCACCGCGCGTATCCAGCGCTTGATATGTCTGTGTGCTTTGGGCAAAGCCAATGGCACTGTTGAAGTTGGTGCTGCCTTCTGGCGCTCCTCCAGCGAGAAGTGAGGTGCTGAACCAGATACCGTGCGAAATCTCGGCCTGAGTGGTGTCGGCCGCAGAATAGCGGATACCCACAATGTCCAGGCCGATGCGCACGCCTTTGCCGCCGAACATCTGCAAGTTGGAATTGTCATCCGCACGGTTGGCTGCGATGTCGATCTCGACGCCGACTGTTCCACCGGAACTGGACGCGGACGACGCCAGAACGGTCTGGTCCTGCGTGTTGAAGATGCCACCCGCCACATAGGTGGGACCGACGCCAATCTTGTTCACCTGATTATAGTTGCCGACCGCACTGCCGCCGCCGGTATTGTTCGTGGTCAGGACCGTCGCGAACAGCCAGTTGCGCGATTGATCATTGGCACCGACGCTGCCGCTCACCCGCAATGCGGTATTCTGTTTGGTGCTTGTGGCATTGGTGAATGTGGTGTTCCGCACGATCTGCACATCAGCGAAATCGTCCGCCGTCGTGCCGCCCCCTTTGGAGAGGATCAGCGTCTTGGAACCTGACGTGGCACCCAGCAACAAAGCATTGGTTCCAGCCACACCGGAGAAGGCGCCTGTCGGTGTGAAGGTATAGTTGCCGAGACCCATTGCCCCCGCGTCACTCATCGACCACAACTCGGCGGCACCATCCATGTAGCGTAAGCGCGCAGTGCCTGACGTGGTGTATTGCAGATAGTTGCCGGCCACACTGTTCAACGCCGGGCCACCGTTGAAATCGATGATCTGATCATGCAACATACGCAACCCTGCCACGGAACTACCATAGCCCGCTGGTGCAACAGCACCGCGTGTGTCCAACACCTGATAGGTTTGAGTTCCAATCCCAATTCCTAAAACGCTTTGAACCGTTGTGGTGGTATCTCCTGTCACCTGAATACCGCCTGACACAAACGCGGCGGCACCAGTGAAGCTCAAAGCGGTATTGTTCGTGAGTGTCTGAGCAACCGATACGACAACTGAGTTGGTCCCGATTGAAGTAACCGTTGGACTACCAGAAATGCCAGTTCCCGTGACTGTCATGCCGATAGCAATAGTGCCAACGATGTTCTTCAATGGGATCGTTGTACTGCTCGTCACTGCTCCGTTCACAGCGGCGGGGATAGGTGATTGACCATACGACAGATGGACGCCTGATCTGATCCCCACATTGCCCCAGGTTGTACCGCTGAAGGCGTCGTCGGCTCCCCATACGTGATAGCCGATCTCGGCTCCAAGTATCGGGCCTCCGGTGCTGGATGGGAGGTTCTGCACGTCTGACGCAGTTATATGCAAGCCCGCACACCACGCGGCGCCATGTTTGATGTGAGTAGAACTGATGCCGACGTTCTGCGGCCAACCGCCCTGATTGCTGAAGGTGTCCATGGCAACATGGACACCCCACATAGAGGTCACCGCGCCAGTATTGTCTTGAGCGTTGATCACGATCGGCAGCGAGATGACGCCAGCATTGCCGCCCGCCTGATCCAGCCGGTAATCCAGCCGCAGCATGCCAGGACTGTCTACATTCGCACTGGTCTTCCAATAGATTTTCTGGCCGTTGTGATAGTTCTCGACCAGATCGCCGAGGTTGGTGCGCTGGAACTGCTGCACGGGCGTGGTGGTGGTGCCCGATGTCACGCCATCCAGTATCCAATGAACCGGTGTGCTTGGTATCACTGAGACGCCAGCAATCAACGCGCCGCCGGACGGGAAGAAAATCCCCTGATCCGCCCGCACGTCCGCCAGAGCAGCATTGATGGCATTACCGTCGAATGCCGTGCCATTGAGCGGGGCGCCGTAGTTCTTGACGTTGAGATAATCGCCGGCCATGTCCTGCGCCGAACGCGATGCTGTTGCGTTGGTCGCGGTATAGTTGAGTGGGCCGGTCATCGTGCCGCCGGTCAATGGCAGGAACGGACCGCCGGTCGGAACATGCGCATCGACATACTGCTTGGTCGCAGCTCCAAGCGGCACTATCGGGTCGGCAGCGAGATAAAGCGGTCCGGTCAGGGTGCCGCCAGTGAGCGCCAGATAAGGTCCACCAAGCGGTGAGCGCGTATCGACATACTGCTTGGTCGCGGCCCCAAGCGCTGCCGTCGGATTGCCCGCCAGGATCAATGGGCCGGTCAATGTCCCACCGCCGATCGGCAGATATGTGCCGCTGGCAGACTTGTCGACCAGCGCCACACGCCCGCTCGGATCGATCGACGACGGCACCCCGACCCATAGCTTCTGCGGCGCCGCCATCTCCACCATCAGCTCGCCTTCGAGCAGTGGCGCGGCCGCCGACACATTGTTCGGCGTCAGCGTGCGGTAGTGCTGGACGACGTTGTCGCGTGATCCGCTCATCGCGCTATGAGCCCCAGCGCCACATCACGCCGCGCGCCCAGGTCAGCACGGTGCCGGAGACGGTATCGGGCGCGTAGTCGCCCAACACCTCGTAGCCGCCGATGCCGACCATACGCATCAGCCAGAAGAACCGCTGGCCATAGATCGTGTAATTCCACGGTCCAGCGCCCTCCATGGCCGTCACGCTCACGTCGTAGCTCACGCTGACCTTGCTGACGCTCTTGCTGCTCACCAGCCCGCCTGCCGCACCAGGGACGCTGCCAGGGGCGCCGCTGCCCCGCATGGCATAGGCGGACAACGCCAGCATGTGCGCCGTCATCAGCTCGACACCCGGTTGCAGCAGCGTGCCCCATTGATTGGGATCCAGCGATGCCGACGAGATGTCCAGGTAGAACTGCACCTGGGTATCCGGATAGGCCGTCGTGTCGCCGAACTCGGGAAAATGCGACCTGAACGTCGGCGGGTCTGACACCGTGCTGGTGGGAATGACGGGTGGCGTGGGCGTGCCACGCGGCAACGGCACAGGAGCGTCGAGGGTCTCGCTCACGGCGCGATCGGCTCTGCCCGCCGCACCGTCGGCGGCAACGGCGCGCGCCGCGGCGGCCGGGCATCGGACGGCATCGGCTGCGACGGCTCAGTCGGGCTCGAATTATCTTCCTTGGTCACAGGCTGCGCTGCTTGTGCTGCCTGGAATTCGGCCATGCCAGGAATCTTGGACGGCTCCTGATAGCCCTTCAGATGTGCCTGGACATACCAATGCTCGGCAACGTGGTCCTCGACCTCATAGATGCCGACATCGAAGAACTGCAACTCGGACGGCATAACTTCGATGATTTCCTTCGTCACGTCCATCGGATCGCGCGTCTTCCGCGTGCGTGGCTCGTGTTGGAACGTGAACGCTTTCACGACTTGGATCGTTGGCATAGGCAGACCTCATCCTTGATAGAGCTTGG